GTGGACTTTACGGGCGGAACCCGGACATATACAGCTTAGCGCGTAGGCAACAAAACATCTAACCGTGATCTTCAGCGATGAAGCCCGTATCAACTCGTCCCACTAGATGTGGAGACGCTTCTGTTGTTGAAAATGTTGGGCCGTTAATTGCACCAGGACGCAGATAAACGCCTGTAGCAGCCCGGGTGGAGGCGCTAAGTGCCAATAATGTAGTGACAGCAGTGTCCATTAACGTTTGATTTCTGGCAGGCCCTTTACCCTTTTCGGTATAGACCCGAATGACAATGCTGCCGCGAATACGATCAAGATTGCTCTCCAGTGTTTGCTCAGTTGTTAAACCAAATTCAACAGCAACTTTGACGTACTCAGTTGTTGCGTTTGCTGGTGCAGCCGTAATGTTGTCAAAAAACACAGGCACCGCAGGGCTTAACGCTCCAAATGCTGTCTGGAGCGGGGATTCAACAGCGGCGCGAACAGCTTGATACCTCATGTCCTAGAACCAAGCCTGCGAGCCATTTTGTCTACCTCAACTTGGATGGCTTTATCTAGCCTACCGCCATTGACGTAGTTGGTAAGCCAATTTTCTTTCGCCGTACGAGAAGCGTTGCCAGCTCCTCCTCCATAAATTTGATACCTGCGATGAGTGCCGCTGGGACGGGATTGGCCTGATTGTTCCAGCTTGCTTTTCCCGAGTTGAGTCTCAGGCCCCGGAGAACGAGGAAAAAACTGGCCTTCAGCTAAATCACTTGCATAAGCAGCCCATGGACTGAAATTATCGATCTTGAATACCACCTTGTTAGTAGTAAGGCCTGTTCGACCAAGCACTCGAACAGCTTGCGGTCCCGTAAAAGGGGCTTTTGCAAAAGCTATTTTGCGAGGTTCACCAGGCTGACCGTCTCCTTTGACTGTTTGCCCTTGAGGCCCGTTGATTTCCCAAGAGTTTGAAAACCTTCCGGTCCAACTTGGTCCTTCTTGCTGAAGCTCTCTAACTGTTCTCTCAGCAGCGTTAATCGTGCCAAGCAAAGCTAAAGACGCTATGTCTTGGTCGATTTGTCTAAACAATTTGCCAATACCCATTACTGCGGCCTCGCAATGATGATGTGAAGAAGCGGGTCTTCACCCCGATACGTCGTCACATTCAAAATTTTGGCTTCGCGTGTCACACCACCTTGCGTGTAACGAATGCG